TCGACAATTATTCGCGAGCCACGTCCACGCAGAAATTCAGAACACCCGACCATGAAGCCCATCAACCTCATCACTCGAATATTGAGCAACTCGGCGAATCGTGACTCGGTTGTTCTGGATCCATTTGGCGGATCAGGATCCACACTGGTCGCAGCTCACACACTCGGAATGACGGCAGCACTTGTCGAATTAGATCCGATATACGCAGACGTTATATGCAAGCGCTGGCAAGAACTGACTGGAATCCTTCCAATCAACGAACTCACCGGCAAGCCTTACGATTTCATAGGAAGCGACAATGCCTAATCCCCCAAAGACAATCGAACAGAAGCGCAAACTCGGTAATCCGGGCAAGCGACCACTTCCAGATAAAGCAAACTTGATCGCACTACCAATGGCGCAGCAAACACCAGAACCGCTTCGACCACTTGGATCAGAAGGCCAGAAGATGTGGGAACGCATCTGGCAAGCAGGCCGCGCATGGATTTCACCAACGACAGACATCGAACAAGTGATGCTGCTCTGCGAAACAATGGATGAGCGCGTTCAACTTCGAGCCTTAGTATTTCGAGGTGGAGAATGGCGCGATCGCGTCGCATTGCGTCACCTTGATCACCAGATAACAACCATGCTCTCGTTGATCGCATTCAACCCGGTCGAGCGTTCGCGCCTCGGACTTGCAGAAGTCCAAGCGCAGACACGAATCCAGGAATTGATGACGCGAGCACGTGGCTAAAAAGAAAATCCAATCATGGCCGCCGCGTTGGATAACGCCGGTGGACTTGGCCGACCGCAAACGCGGAGACGGCCCACTCTATTCTGAATTCGCTGAAGCAGTTTGCAGAGTTACGAAAGATTCAGTCGCAGCACCAGCCGGCGAACTTTTACACCTGCGCGATTGGCAGAAGGAACTTCTCAACTACGCACTAGCACGCAGAGCAGACGGCAGACTCAAACACAGAGTCGCGCTGATCGGCATGGCGCGAAAGAACGGAAAGTCCGCGCTTGCAGCTTCGATGGGTTTATCCGCGCTGACACTTGGCGGCAACGGTTCCGAAATCTATTCATGCGCAGCAGATCGAGATCAGGCTCGCATCGTATTCGGAACAGCAAAGCGAATGGTTGAACTCGACCCGGAACTTTCTTCGATGTTCACGCTTTACCGCGACGTCATCGAATACAAAGACAAGGGTTCGGTTTATCGCGCACTTTCAGCAGAGGCATACACGAAAGAAGGACTCAACCCTTCACCGATCGTAATCTTCGATGAAGTCCATGCGCAGCCAAACCGCGAACTCTGGGATGTTATGTCGCTGGCAGGCGGAGCACGATCCGACTCGCTTCTCCTCGGCATAACCACAGCCGGAGTAAAGACACAGGCAAACGGACAAGACAGCCTCGCCTATTCGTTATATCAATACGGACAGAAGCTCGTAAAGGGCGAACTTGTAGATCCGTCGTTCTTCTTTGCCTGGTGGGAACCGAATAACCCAGAAGCAGATCACAGAGACAAGCAGCTCTGGCTCGAATCGAATCCAGGCTTCGGAGACATCGTGGACGCCGAAGATTTCGAGAGCGCAGTCTTGAGAACGCCAGAAGCAGAATTCAGAACGAAGCGAACAAACTGCTTCGTTTCGACAGCAACGGCCTGGCTTCCAACAGGATCATGGGAAGCCTTGATCGACAAAGAAAGAACACCAGAGCCAGGCGAAGATGTAATCCTTGCATTTGACGGCGCGTTCTCAAACGACAGCACCGCGCTAATTGCCTGGCTGCTTGGCGGAGACAAACCGCACCTCATGGTTGTTGGAATCTGGGAACGACCAGAAGACGCAGAACAGGGATGGCACGTGCCGGTCGCCGAAGTCGAGCAGACGATCGTCGACACTTTCAGAAATAGCAACTTCCAAACCAGAGAAATCGTCTTCGATCCGGCACGCTGGCAGCGAACCTTTATGGTTCTCGACGAACAAGGAATGCCGGTCGTTTCATATCCAAACAGCGCAGAGCGCATGGTTCCGGCAACGCAAAAATTCTACGAAGCCGTAGTGAATCAGAGCTTCACTCACGATGGCGATGAAAGAATGGCAAGGCATATAACAAACTGCGTCACGAAGCAATCATCTCGGGGCGTTATGGTTGCGAAAGCAAGCTCGAAGCGGAAAGTCGATGCGGCCGTAGCAGCAATCTTCGGATACGACAGAGCAACGCAACCACCAGAACCAAAGCCACCTGTGGCCCGGTTCTTCTCGGTTCAACTTTAGGAGCGCAATGAAAAAAATAGATTTCTCACTCATAGCAGAGGTGACTGGCGTAGCATTGGCAACCACAGGAATCGCAATGCTTTCATTGCCGATCGCATTAATTACACTAGGCACATTCCTAGTATGGATAACAGAAAAGGCTAACTGATGAGTCTATCGAAGCGGATCAAAGCAGCAGAGCAGAAGCGCACAAACAACAGCCAATGGGTCGAACCACTTATCCCAGGACGCCCTGCTTACATGGCTCCATCCGGAGTCGAAGTGACAGCAGAATCTGCAATCCGTATGTCGACAGTTTATGCCTGCATCCGATTGCTCGGCGATACGATTTCCTCGCTTCCACTTTCAGCATACGTTCGACGCGGTCGAAACAGAATCTCATACGCCAGCGTTTACGGATCGCAACCAGAGTGGGTAAGCAAGCCAAACCCAGAAGCATCTCGCGTCGAGTTTTACGAGCAGATCATCGCTTCACTTAACATTCATGGCAACGCCTTCATCCTCACAGTTCGCAACGACATGGACGAAGTTCAAGAGGTCTACTGCGTACATCCGGACGACGTTCGAATCGAACGACCACGTCCAGGCGAACCACTTATCTACAAGATGAGAGGCGAAGACGGAACATACTCGCGCATTTTGACCTCACGCGAAATGAAACACATTCCACTCTTCAGACTTCCAGGATCCTATTATGGCCTCGGCCCGATCGCAGCAGCTCGTCTCACGATCGGCGCAGCGATGGCAGCAGACACATACGCAGCTGCATACTTTGGCAACGCAGCAAACCCAGGCGGCGTAATTGAAGTGCCGGGCGAATTAACAGAAGAGCAAGCAAGCGACATCGGCCGCGATTGGAACATCACTCACACAGGGCCGTACCGCGCAGGCAAGATCGGAATCCTTTCAGGCGGCGCATCATTTCGTCCACTTACACTCAACGCTCAAGACGCGCAGCTGCTAGAAGCGAGACGCTTCAACGTTGAAGACATCGCGAGATTATTCCGAGTGCCACTCAGCCTACTAGGACACCCAGTAGCAGGCGCAATGTCATTCGCTAGCGTTGAAGCGCAGAACCTCTCATTCGTGCAGCACTCACTTCGTCCATTGCTAGAACGAATCGAGCAATCACTTTCTGAATTGCTTCCAGAGCCGGACGGCTTCATCAAATTTAATCTTGACGCATTGCTTCGAGGAACAACACTCGAGCGCTTCGATGCATACACGAAGGGCCTTCGCGAAGGCTTCCTATCATTGAACGACGTTCGCGCCGTTGAAGATTTAGCGCCACTCGGAGAAGCAGGCGATCAATTCAGAGTCCCACTCCAGAACATCGACGCAGCAGACGCACCAGATGTAGGACTCAAACTACGAGCAGAGATCGCAGCGAGCTTGATCCAAGTCGGCTTCGATCCAAAGGCCGTAACAGAGGCCGTCGGATTACCACCGATGGCACACACCGGAGTGCCAAGCAGCCAACTCCAACAAGTCTCCACGATCGATCCAGCAGATCCGGCTTCGGTTTACGAGGTCGAATAGATGCCATATTTCATAAGCGACAAGCAAGCCGACTGCGCAGGATGGGCAGCCGTCAAAGAAGAAGCAGACGGCACATACACCACAATCGGATGCCACGAAAACAAGCAAGATGCGATCGACCAGATGGTGGCAGTTTCGATCGCAGAGGACATGGAACCGGGCGGCGAAGTAAGCAAGCGAGCCGTTGATTTATCAGTCCCGGCCTTCATTCAGGCAAACGCAGAACGCGGCCTGAAATATTTGGCAGAGGGATATGGCGGCGACGGCCTCACAGAAGGAACAAAGCGAGAAGCTCGCGAGATGGCAGCAGGCAACATCACCGAAAACAAGATCAGGAAAATGGCCCCCTGGTTTGCAAGGCACAAAGTAGACGGCCAGGCCCCAAAGAACAGCAACCCATCCAATCCAGAATACCCAGGCGCAGGATTAGTCGCCTGGCTTTTATGGGGCGGAGATTCCAACTTCAGCGACCGAGCAGAAAACTGGGCGCAGAGAAAAATAGACGCACTCGACGCAGAAGCAGACTCAAGGAGAAAAATGACAAAGAAAATCGAACGCCGCACCTTTACGATCAAGAACGTAGAAGCTCGCCAGGCAGAAGACGGAACCATGCGCCTCTCCGGATACGCCGCCGTTTTCGATAACGACAGCGTGCCGCTTCCATTCATCGAGAGAATCGCACCGGGCGCATTCAGAAAGACCCTGACCGAGACACCAGACGTGCGCCTCTTGATCAACCACGAAGGCCTACCTTTGGCACGCACGAAGAACGGAACCCTTCGACTTACAGAAGACACCGTCGGACTTTACATGGACGCAGATCTGCCAGACACCCAGGCAGCTCGCGACCTTTGGACATTGGTAGAGCGCGGCGACGTTGATCAGATGAGCTTCGCATTCCGAGTGATCCGCCAGAAGTGGAACGAAGGAAGAACAGAGCGCACCCTCACAGAATTATCGCTGGCAGATGGCGACGTTTCAGTCGTTACTTACCCGGCCTATCCAACAACCACAGTCGAAGCCAGAGAGCAGATCGCAGCAGCTCGACAGGCGATCAAGGAAGGCCGCGAGATCACAGGCGAAAGCCTGATCGTGATTCAGGCGATCCTCGACAAGATCGACGAATCATACGAATATCTCGGCGAAGGAAAGTCGATGCTGGAAACAGTTCTCGGACTTCAACCAGAATCAGAAACAGAAATCGAAATCGAAGACCCGATGCCAGAAGCAGAACCAATGATTGAAGACGCATCGCCTCGATCCATTTCACTACGACTCGCAAAAGCAATCGTAGAAAATACAAAGTAGAATTCTGCTGCAATCAGCAGATACAAAGCCGGAGCGCCTCTCGCACCCAATATGCGCCGCGAGAAGAAACGAAACCACTTTGATCCAAACCCTAATCAGAAGGAGATCAACAAATGTCAAAGTCTTTCCTTGATAAGTTGATCGAGCGTCGTGATGCAGTCAAGTCAGAGATGGACGCAGTTCTCGAAGCAGTAGCAGAAGAGAACCGCACTGACCTAACAGCAGATGAAACCGAAAAGGTAGATTCACTCGTTGAAGAATCACGCTCACTCGATACAAAGATCGAAAAGATGAAAGCACAGGCAGATGCAGATGCAAAGGCATCTGAAATCCGCTCTGCAGTTTCAGACGTTGTAATGCCACGCACAACAGGCGGCGCAACAGTTACACGCGAAGAGCGCACATACTCAGCAAACTCAGATGCATCATTCGTGAAGGACGCATTCAATGCGCAATTCTCAAATGACTACGCAGCAAACGAGCGCCTCGCACGCCATATGCGTGAAGAGTCAATCGAACGCCGCGATGTTGGAACACCACAGTTCGAAGGTCTTGTAATTCCACAGTACCTCGTCGACCTTGCAGCTCCATATGCACGCGCAGGACGCCCATTCGCTGACTTCGCAACAAACAAGATGACACTTCCACCATCAGGCATGACACTCAACATCAGCCGCATGACAACAGGATCATCAACAGCCGTACAGGTAACACAGAACGATGCAGTATCAGAGACAGACGTCGACGATACACTGCTCACAATTAACGTCCGTACAATTGCAGGCCAGCAAGATATCTCTCGCCAGGCACTAGAG